GGACTGATCAAGACAGAAGAAGAAATTCAACAAGCTATGCAACAGCAACAGATGATGGAGATGGCACAGAAACTCGGAGCACCCGCAGTAGGACCAGCTATCAACGCAGCACAGGAGCAGTACATGGCACAACAAGAACCACCACCAGAGGAATAACAAATGGCTGAATTACACCGAGTAGAAATAAATGAGAAAGCACCAAGCGAAATCGAACCCGAAGAGAAACCAGCGGAAGCCGTCGAGCAAACCGAGGAACTACCGCAAGAAGAGAACGACCGTCCGCAATGGCTCCCAGAGAAGTTCAAGAGTGCGGAAGACATGGCACAAGCGTACTCCGAGCTGGAGAAGAAACTTGGACAAGCTCCTAAAGAAGATCAAGCAGAAGCTGAACAAAGCGAAGCGGAAGCTGAGAACAAAGAAGAACAAACTGAAGAGGGTGTTAGTGAAGCATATCAAACGATTGCGGAGGCAAGTAAAGAGTTCTTTGAAAACGACGGTCAACTTAGTGAGGAAACTTATAACTCTTTAGAGAAAGCAGGATTACCTAGGGATTTAGTTGACAGCTACGCAGCTGGTCAGCAAGCATTGTTACAGTCTGAAGAATCACAAATACAAAGCGTTGCGAACGGTCAATACGATGCGATGGCAGAGTGGGCGAATGAGAATTTACCACAAGAAGAAATCGATGCTTTTGATGAGGCGGTCACAGGTGGTACAGTTCAACAAGCTAAGTTAGCAGTGCAAGGATTGTACGCCAGGTATCAGAATGCTACAGGTAGTACACCTAAGTTAACACAAGGCAATGCTGCTGGTTTATCTACCATGCCATTTAAGAGTATGCAGGAGTTAGCACGAGCACAATCTGATCCACGATACAGAAGTGGTGACAAAGCATATCACGAAGAGATTGACAGACGACTAGCAGTCAGTAATATTTAGGTTCATAGTAGTAGTTCATTATTCTCTAAACCCCTATCTAGGTTTTTGTTTCGCATTTTGTTTCGCCTAGGTAGGGGTTTTTGTTTATGTTAAAAGACATGGCAACAGAACTAGGTGAAAGTACGCAGGTCAAAGCTAACCTTGCATTCGTAGCTAAAGTAATAGCTATAGTAGGTAGCGTGGTTTGGGGATACAGTGTTATATGGAATAAGTTAAATGCTTTAGACTTAGAGATTATGAGACTGAAACACGATGTAGAACTTAATGCAGAGTTTAGGGTGAAGTGGCCCAGAGGTGAGTTAGGTGCTTTACCGGATGATGCTGAGCAAAACATGCGTCTGATGTTCCTTGAGAAACAAATAGGCAAACATGATGAATTATTAGAAGCAGTTAGATACGGAGCGAAGTGAAAAGATGGGCGAGTTACTTATGTTATTTATCACGGGCGGTGGTAGCACTGCTATGGGGGCGATTCTTAAAGGGGTATTTGGATATGTGTTTGAAGCTAAGCAACAAAAGCACGATCTTGAAATGGCGAGGGAGGCTCGTGCGAGCGACAATTTCCTTAGACTACAAGCTGAAATCGCTAAAAGCGGTACTGGGGAGTTTGTTTCTTTTACTCGTCGTATTCTTGCTGTTATCGGGGTGTCTACGCTCTGTGCGTGTATCATCCTCTGTACCCTCTTCCCCTCCGCAGAAATCGTCACACTTACAAACGCAGACGGAGAGGGAGTCAACGAGTTCTTCTTCGGACTCATCAGCTTTCAAGCTAACCAAGAACCCATATCGATCTCTTCTGGACACATCAGCCTTATGGGATGCACAGTAATTCTGCCTTGTATCCTTGGTTTCTACTTTGGTCCAAGCGGTCGAAGAGGTTGACAGTCAAGCCTTTTTCCCTTTTACTTATATTTAAATTTAATCGACAACTAGCAACAACTAGTCCCTCGACCCTCTGCGGAGGACAATCCTGTGAAGACGAAAGATGTGAAAGTCACTGGTAATCATCACACATTCAATAACTTATAACATAGGAGATATATATTATGGCAAACGGAGATACCTCCCCCAGTCGTGTAGGTCAGATTAATTCTGCTGGCGATACAGATGCCTTGTTTCTTAAAAAGTTCAGCGGAGAGATTCTGCAAACCTTTGAGGAGAGCAATGTATTTAAGCCTCTACACACCATTCGTACCATTGAGTCTGGAAAGTCAGCTCAGTTCCCAGTAACAGGAATTGCTTCTGCTTCTTACCACACTCCTGGTGAAAACATTGCTGACGCTGGAAACAGCTACCTCAGCGACATTAAGAAGGCAGAACAAATCATCACCATCGATAAGATGTTGTTGGCTTCTACTTTCTTGTCAAACATTGACGATGTAAAGAATCATTACGACATTCGTTCAGTATACGCTAACGAGTTAGGTAAAGCTCTTGCAGTTCGTTTTGACACAGCTATTGCTAAAGTGTTCATCGCTGCTGCTCGTTCATCTGCTGTTATCACTGGCGGTAAGACTGCCGGACAGCTTGATGTTGCTAACAACGATTTCTCTGCTGCTGATACTCCAGGTACTCCTGCTGCTATCACCGGTGCTGATCTTGTTGCTGCATTCTTCACCGCTGCTCAAAAGCTTGACGAAAACGATGTTCCTAGCGACGGTCGTTTCTGCGTTCTTCGCCCAGCTGACTACTACAAGTTGATCACTGGTGCTGACGCTTCCAACAGCTTCTCCCTTACTTCCGCAGTTAACGCTGACATCGGAGGTCAAGGTGGATTGGCTACTGGATCGATCCCACAAATCGCTGGTATCAGCATCTACAAATCTAACCACATCCCATCAACTGATCTTAGTGCTGTTTCTACTGGAGACGGAGCTTCTAACAATGATGTGTTTGGTGTTAGTGGTGTTGGATACAACGGAGACTTCCGTAACAGCATCGGTATCGTTTCGCACTCAGCTGCTATCGGAACCGTTAAGTTGCTTGATCTTGCTACCGAATCCGAGTATCAGATCGAGCGTCAAGGTACGCTATTTGTTGCTAAGTACGCTATGGGTCACGGAGTTCTCCGTCCTGAGTGTGCTATCGAATTAGTAGCATAACCCTGTTTTCTCTCGGTGTTGGGAGGTCTGTGATTCGTTCCGCTCCCTCCACTGGGATTAATTTTTTATATAGCTATGGCACTTACGACTAAACTAAATGCAGTAAACACGATGATCTCCGTTATTGGAGAAGCACCAGTAAATACATTAGGAGGGACAGCAGTTCCGGTAACAGTCGTACAAGCGGAAGCAGTGCTGGACGAAACCAGTAAAGCCATACAGTCAGAGGGTTGGCACTTCAATACAGAACATGAATACACCCTGACTCCTGACGCTACCGCATCTAAGATTACATTACCTAGTAACACACTTAAGGTAGACTTAGACCCACAACTTTATACAGACAGTGATCCAGTACAGCGTGGACTTACTCTATACGATAGAAAGAATCACACGGATGTCTGGACTAAGGAGGTTAAAGCCTCCATTACTTTTGAGTTAGACTTCACAGATATGCCTGAGCAATTCAGACACTACATCACAGTTAAAGCAGCTCGTATCTTTGCTAACAGATTCTTAGGCAGTAGAGAGATTGAAGGGTTTGCTTTGAGAGACGAGATAGAAGCTAAAGCCCGTGCTATCGATAGTGACTCTGAGAATGCAGACAGAACTATCTTTGACCACTACAGCGTACTAAGAGTATTAGATAGATAAGCGATGCCTCTGTTAGTAAACAGTGTACCTAACCTAGCACAGGGCGTATCGCAGCAGCCTGACAATCTCAGGTTCCCTGGTCAATGCGACGAACAAATCAATGCTTGGGCTACTGTTGTAGAAGGATTGGTAAAACGACCACCTACTAACTACACAACAAAGATAGATAGTAGCAGTACTGATTCAGACAAGCTATTCACTCATTTTGTTAAACGATCAGAACAGAACAAATACTGTGTAGCTGTATCGCTTGGTGGAGTAGGTGTTATCAATTTAGATAGCGGTACTAATGTATCAGTAGCTGTAACATCTCTTGCTGGTAGTTATCTTAGTCTAGGAGGTCAAGCATCTCTTGGAGCAGTACAGAATCCACTAGCAGACCTACGAGCACTTACAGTAGCAGACTATACATTTCTTGTTAACAGGAACAGAGTTATAGAGAAGTCAACGGATGATGAGTTTAAATCCCAAGTACCACCAGACGAAGCTCTTGTTTTTGTTAAACTTGGGGATTACGAAAAGAATTACAGTGTAATAATAGACGATAAAGTAGTGCCACACACCGCTGGGTTACACAGTAACAAAACTCCTAGTGCTAACTATACATACGAGAGCGGTTCGAGTGGTACAGGATTACACGCAGATACAGCAATTATAGCAGAAGACTTAGAAGCTTGCATATCGGCAGCTGTCGGACCTTCAAACGGTATAACTAGTCTTACTATATCAAATGGAGGTAGCGGTTGGTTACTTGGGGGTAGCAGCGGTTGGGGCGGGGTCCCTCAAGATAAAAACTGTAGATATAAAGTGCAGTTGGAAATTAGCCAAGCAGGTGCTACAAGTGCGTTGTTTGATCTAGCTGTGACTAAAGGAGTTATAACAGGTTATTCGGTTGTAAGATCAGGTAGAGATTTTAATACTTCCGGTACTTTTGTACAGACATACAGGGTACTATTTAACTGTAAAGGTTTTACTTCATGGTCTGAAAGCTTGTATGCTCCTCTTACTGGTAGTGGTCAAGTAATCACTGAAGGTTTTTCTACTCGTGCTGCATTCTCTGTTGAACAGAAAGGTTCGATAATAAAAATAACAAGTAATGACGGTCCTTTTAAGATACGAGTAGAAGACGGTCTAGGAGATCAAGCTTTAGGTGTTGCGTATAGAGAAGTAAATAGTATCACTGACTTACCAAGTAAATGTTTTGACGGTTTTACAGTTAAGATCAAAGGAGATGCCGACATCGACCAAGACGATTACTATGTAAGATTTAGCACCAAGGAGAAGGAAGACTTCGGAGAAGGTAGCTGGGTAGAGACTGTTGGTTATTATCAAGATGAATCTCCAGGTGCTTTGATGGAGAGTATAGATACAGCATTAAAAGATAACACTATGCCTGTTACCCTTGTTCCGTACTTCAATGATACCACTATTACAGATTTTATACTACAGACTCCAAACGATACATTAGTTGTAAAAAACGGTTCAAATTATTATGCCTTACAAAAGGATCACCGAGCAGCTACAGCTAATGAACCTGGTACAGGTGCTGATTGGACAGACTATTGGACAGAGGTAGCTAGTATATCACAAGGTTTTTTACCTTGGAGGTTAGGCACATTCTACTATGGTCCTAATGAAAAGGATATACAACGAGGATGGAGCACGAGGCAAGCAGGTGACGACAACACTAACCCATTCCCATCTTTCGTAGGTCGTACAATACGAGACATCTTCTTCTTTAAGAACCGCTTAGGTATACTTACAGATAGTAATGTTATCTTCTCTGAAGCTGATGAGTACTATAACTTCTTCCGTACTACTACACAGCAGTTGTTAGACAGTGCACCAATAGATGTAGGACTTAGCCACACAAAGGTAGCACTGTTAGAGAATGCAGTACCGTTCCAAGAGAAGTTAATGTTGTTCAGTCAAAGTTCACAGTTCGTACTTAGAGGGGCAGATGTGTTATCACCTAAGACTGTAGCAATATCACCAGCTACTGAGTACGATATATCTGACAGTGTACAACCAATAGCTCTAGGTAATTATATATACTTCACATTTAAACGGAATGACTTTGAAGGTGTGTACGAATACTTTGTTGATAACAATACCGAGACATTCCACAGCGAAGAGATTACGCAACAGATACCTAAATACATCACAGCTAATGTACAAAAGATAGCAGGTTCTCAATCAGAGAATACTATTGTTATTAGTACAACAGAAGATGCTAAGACATTGTTTGTATATAAGTACTTCTGGAGTAACAAAGAAAAGATACAGAGTGCTTGGATGAAGTTTACTTTTGACCGTGATATACGAGGGTTTGACTTTATCGACAGTAACTTGCATTTAATCACAGCAGACACTGATGGTTTACACTTAGAGAAGTTAACACTTGAGGATGGACTGACTGATACAGGCTTAGACTATACACTGTATCTTGATAGTAGGGTAGATGGTAGTGCATTAACTGTTAGCTATGATGCTGCTTCTAAGACCTCTACTATTGGCAACTTTCCTTATGATCCTGTAGATGTAGAAGTGTACAGTAAAGTAGGACATAAGTACGCATTTACTAGAACATCAGCTACAGCAGGTACAGTCAGTGGAGATATTACAGCTGTTCCATTCTTTGCTGGTGTACCGTACAATATGTTGTATAGGTTCTCCGATCAAACACTCAAGCAACCAACAGAAAGAGGAGGTCGTAGTGCATCTGATTACGCTTATCAAACGATCCGTAATGGTAGTATAGACTATGCAGATACCGGACACTTTACTGTTGAAGTAACACCACAATACAGGGATACATACAGCTACGCATTTAATCCTGATATACTAGGTGCTGACTTAACACTGAATGAGTTTGTACCACAGAACGGTCACTTTAGATTCCCAGTACAAGCACGACCTAATGAAGCAAAGATTGAAGTAAAGAGCGATTCTGCTTTACCAGTTAAGCTATTAGGTGCAGAGTTTGAATCCATGTTTATACCGAGAAGTAGACGCTATGGAGCTTAGAATAGATGAAGCACAACTGGATATGGATGCGTTTGATCTGTATGAAGATTTACGGGAGGCAGATATGTTAGAGATACTTGGTCTGATGTCCCATCCTAGAGATGCTGTGTATATGTCGTATCATACTTCTACTAAATGCTACAGTGTACGGGATGAATTAAATAACCTATACTGCTCATTTGGAGTAGCTCCCGTCAAAGGTACTAATATCGGAAGTGCTTGGTTATTAGGTACTAGAAGATTACCGAAGATAAAGAAGTTCTTTCTGAAGCATTCAGTTGAGAAGGTAGAGGATTTGTTAGAAGGCTTTGATTATCTAACTAACTTCGTTATGCGTAGTAACAAGCTGAGTATTAGATGGTTGGAGTGGTTAGGTGCTGAGTTTAACGATTGTCAGTACGAGAACTATCTGTCATTTATATTAGAGAGGAAGTAATTCATGTGTAGTCCAAGTTTAGCTATAGCTGGAATATCCGCAGGTCTAGGAGCTGTGCAATCTGGTATGCAATATGCGGGTGCTAGACAGCAATATAAAATGCAAGTCCGTGCTGCTCAACAACAAGCTGAATTACAGAAACAATCTATAGCGTTCGCACAGAAGAAAGCAGCTATTCAAGTCACGACTGCTCAGTTGGAACGCCAACAGCAGAAAGAAGCTATCGCACAAGAAAAAGGTAAAGTAGCTAAACGAGGACAGGCTGCTGTAGCTAGAGCTGTTGTAGCAGCAGGTGAAGCTGGTGTATCCGGTCTATCTGTTCAAGCGTTAATGGATGACTATATCAGACAACAAGCTGGACAAGTAGCTGCACTTACTACACAAGATAAACTTTATGCACTCCGTCACGGTTTAAATCTTGAACAATTAGCTATGGCATCTGAACAAGAAATTAGAGGACTCAGTCAACCAATACAACAACCTGGTCCGAAACCAAGTGCTTTAGGTGCAGGGTTAGGTATTCTACAAGCAGGTCTTGGTGGGTACGGTACTTACAAAAGTTTACGAGCACTTGAGCGTCCATCTTTTATCGACACAGGAATGGGTGTATCTAGCTATATGCCTGATACAGATCAGTATACATTACCCGCTCGTGGTCCACTTGCTATAGGAGGAAGATAATGGCGAAGCAGCGAGTACAAGTACAAGGGTTAGGCGAAGCACCTACTGTTCAACCTGTTGATCTTCCTGGGTTTCAGTTTGGAATAGCACAACAACAAGCAGCTAAACCACAAGCATCACCACTGTTAAGACTTGCAGGGGACTTTGAGAAAGCAGGCTTGTTGGTTAAAGGATACGCTGGTATTAGACAGCAACAACTAACTAGAGACATAGAGCTACAGAAAGCACAAGCTGCACAGTTTCAAGAGCAACAAAGAGAGCAAGATAAGTTCAACGAGATTCTTATAAAGAAACAAATAAATCAAACGGCTATACCAAGTCTTGAAGGTAAAGCTGCTGATTTTATTAATGTTGAGAAGTATACATCGTATGATGCGGTATCGCAGAACATCGACGCTACTATAAACGAGGAATGGGCTGCGTACTCAGAAGCTTTAGGTGGGGATGTTGCTAATACTTTAGCTTCTAAAGCTATGTGGAATGCCGTTACTTCTAAGTATAAACAAGATTTATTAGCTAAGTATAAAGCAGCTAGAACAGCTTACACCTTAAATGAAAAGACTAACGACATAAGTGTTACGCTAGGTGCTATGACTGCTAATAACCGTATTGTTCCTTTTAGTGACCTACAAGCTGTTATACGAGATTACGACAAAGTCTTAGCTAAAGATATTCCGGGTATAACTAAACAAGAAAGATCAGAGATTCTTATAAATGCTGTTAAACAACAAGCTAGAATGTTAGACGCAGATAAGAAACATGATGCTGCTTTCAGATTGCTAGATGGAGTACAAGGTATAACAGTTAATGGTGCTCCTATATTTCAAGGTGCTAAAGCATTAGAGGAACTAACTGGAATCAGAGATGATGTAGTAGGTAAAATAGATAGCGTATCTACACAATCAACAGCAGAAGCACGGGATGTTTTAAAAGGTAGGTTATTAGCTGTTCTCGCTTCCAACCCTAAAAGGTTAGAAGATATGCCGGATTCTAAAATAGATACTCTTAAAAGTGCTTTTTCTACACTTGATCCAGAAATGTCTGACGAGGAAATAACAAGGAACATTGAACAAGCTTTTGGTCCTGGGGATTTTGGTAGAAACTTAAATAACATTTTAGAGGGTATGGCTAATAAAAGCGACTTAGCTTCAAAGTTATACTTTAGGATTAATGATGATATACTTAGTCAATGGGAAGCTATTAAAGCAGCTGGCGTTGCACCTATGCCTTTGACAGAACCTAATATCAAAGAAGCTTTAAATGGACTCCGTAAATATGCTGCTAATAACCCTGAAGACCCCACACCTTGGAAAGGATACATAGCACAAGAAGGAGGTAGAGTACCAAGGTTTGATAAGTTACTAGAAGAATCTAGAAGACTAGCAGCTGGTAATTATATATTAAAGAAAGACTATTACGCAAAAGCTGGCGAAGCGTTGAGGGAAAATTTAAAGATAGCAGAAAATCAAGTAACTAATTTAGACCCTACAACTGCTGATGTCAGCCTCGGATCGTACTTACCGTACTCTATATCTTACATAAAAAATGAACTCAAGAAAGAAGCGTTTGCTATTGAAGGTGAAGACCCAGAAGTAAGAGACGCTAAGTTAGAAGAGTTACAGCGTACACTAATACAACAAGAGAGGGAAAGATTCCAAGGTATGCTAGAAGCTTCTACTGTAGATTTTGATGTGACAGCAGAGCCTGGGTTAACTGGTAAAGAAAAAACTAAGGCAGAAAAAAAATATACAACACTGCGTCGTTTTAAAATTCTACCTCCTAATTTCCGAGAGCAAGTTAAGACTGAGCGGTCACAAATGGTTGCAGATGGTGAGTTAATCGAGTTAGGTGTTTCGTTATTTAGGCATGGTTTTGATTCATTTGATCCTGAAAGTTATAAACTACTTAACAATGCTGTTCCTCCTTTAGATGCTAGGGATGTTAAACTGTTTGGTAATAGGTTGGAGTTCAACACTAAGGTAGCTGAGTGGGCGAGTATAATCGAAAAAGATAGGTTGACTAGAAGAGGTGGAGAAGCCTTAACTGAAGAAGAAAGAAAACAAAGAGAGATATACAATGGTTTTGGTGTTTACGATAGGGATAGTTTGAACGGCTTTGCAAATGCTCAAAACATCATAGGTAATTACTAATGAGTAATGATTATATCAGTGGCTTATTGGAAGCCCAATCGGAAGATAAACTAGATACATACAATCCTACAGCTGCTGTAACTTTAGAACCAGAGGAGACTGTACCCGCTAATGTTACAATCGAAACTGAAGCTAACACAGTTAAACCTGAAGTTGATCTAGACCAAGTTAAAGAGATAACAGATGAGTTCAGCACTCTAGATAAGTTTGGAATATACAGTCAAGCTTTTGGTGGGGAAATCATAACTAATGTAGCCACAACAGCGACACTTCTTAAAGGCTTAGGTTATCTAAATGATGTAAAAAACATATCAAAAATAGGAATCTTAGCACCGGAAGGTACTTCTACTATTGGAGGTTTAATTACCTACGCAAGTGCTGAGGCTATTGGTGGTGTAGCTGGTAACTTAGTTAACCAATCAGTTTTAAAAGCATACGGTTTAGATAAGACTGAAGGATATAATTTAGGTGAACTTGTTACATCTGGTGTATTTAATGTAGGACTAGTACACAAACCAGTTGAAGCAGGTGTAGATTTGTTAGCTGGGTTAGCAAAAGACGGGAAGATTTTTAGTTTTGTAGCTCCTAGTTTAAATGAGTTAAAAGCTTGGCGTGGTGGTGAGTATATAGTCAAAGGAACTAAACAGTTTGTAAGTGGTGCTACTATTGGATTGGCTGAGTCAGTTCTAAGGCAAAGCATTGAAAGAACTTTAAACTTAGATGAGGACTCAACTTTTGATTTGTTATTCTCCTCACTCGCAGGTGGTACAGTACAATCAGCATTCTCTTTGTTATTAAGTAAAGGTAAGGCGGGTCGCACTCAAATTGTTAATATAGTAGAAGATTCTAAGTCTATACTAGAAGATAAAAAAGAAGCACTGATTCAAAAGAAAAAAGATTCTAAGTTAAAAGGTAAGCAGAAGATTGGTTTTGAAAATAACGTTGATAAAGAAATATCTGAAGTAGAAACAGTTGAAGATATAATAGACGATTCTTTAGAGGCTATTGAAAATTCAAATAGTAAAATAGACGCTAGAGAGAAAGAGTTAGGTGCGACTGAGTTAACAGCTGAAGAAGTTTTAGAACCTAAACCCATAGAGGAACCTGAGCCTGTAGCACCTAAACCAGAAGAAGCTGAAGTTAAATTAGAAGAAGAGCCTACAGCTAAGGTAGAAGAACCTACTGTTACTGAAGAACCTGTAGTTGAGAAACCAATCAATGTAGACGAACCAGTTGAAGTACCAGAGGTAACTGAGACAGTTAAGAGGGAAAGGTTTGTTGATGATGTTAGGGAAGATAAGTTAGAAGAATTAGAGGCTATTCAATCTAAACTTGAGTCTACTCCTGGTAAGGGTGCGTTAACTTTAGAAGCACCGAAACTACATAGAGCAGGTAAAAAACTAGCAGACGAAACAGCAGAAAGAGTTAGTAATCTTATTAGAATTTTAGCTAAGAATCCTGAATCTATAGATATAGATGTAGCTAAAGAATTACTAAATGAAATAAAGTTCACCAGAAGAATTAATAAAAATATAATTGATTGGTGGAATACTTTGGGTGCTCGTTTATTACAGTCTCAACAGAAAAGAGATTATACTTGGGAAGGTCGATATAGCGAGCGAGCACAGTTACAAGACGAAGCACTTAGTAAGTTAGAAGCCACACTAGAGGCTAAAACAAGAGGCATCGTAGACGGTGATGAAGCTGATATACAATCTATGTTTGACGAGTACTTAGCTATACCGGATCAATTAAAAGCTAGGTATAAGAAACCAGTAGAAACTGAGGAAGATGAATTTGTTGAAGTATTTAAAGAACCTAAAATAGCCGAAGAAGCGGATGTAGAAACAAAACCTACTAAGGAAGTAAAACAAAACTTAGGTAAACAAAAAAAGAAGCTACAAGAAAAACTAGCCGAATTACAGAAAAGATTCGGTGATAGAAGTAAGTTAGTATTAGCCGAGACTGGTGAAGAGTTAACTGAAGATGTTGATATTACTGATTTAAAGCAACGCATAAAATTTTATGAGCAAGCGGAAGCTGATGCCTTAGAGTTAGAGAGACTTGAATCTGAGTTGGCTAAGGTAGCTGAATTAGATGTAGCACCGCTAGGTGAACAAAGAGCAGCTGTTACTCCTAAACCCACAGGTCCTAAGAAAGTAAACATTAAAGCTGCTCAACTAAGAAAACGAATAGCTGCCGTTAAGAGTAATATTAAACAAAGGTTGGCTGATATAGACAGAGCTAGGCTTGAGATGACTGAGGAGTTCCAAGTAGCTAAAGCTGAAGCAGCTGTTAACAATAGGTTATCTAAACTACAATCTGAATTAGATGAACTTAGGGAAACTTTCGGAAGGGAACCTGAAGAACTTGTACCAGGTAAACCTAAAGATAAAGACCCAAGAGTAAAAGAACTGGAAGATAAAATTAAGTTCTATAAGGAAGCTCAGAATGAGATAAGGAAAATTAAAGACTTAGAAGCTGAACGAGCTAGGTTGTTAGAAGTAGAGACAGGACCGCTTGGAAGGCAGCGTGAAGAGATAACACCTAAACCTACAGGACCAAAGAAAGCACCGGGTAGAGTCGAGGAGTTGAATAAAGACATAGCGTTCTTGCGTAAGAATATGCGTAATAGGGTCCGTGAAATTGACCGTGCTAGAGTTGAGATGTCGGACGAATTTAAAGCTGAACAACTACGCAAGGCTTATGAAAAGAAACGAACAAAACTCGAAGGTGAGTTAGACGGTTTAAGAAAAAGATTTGCTGAGATAGATGAGGAAGAAGCAGCAGCTGGTTTAGCACCTAAGAAAAAGGAAGAAGACCCTAGGTTAAAAGAATTAAAAGCTAAAATAAAGTTTTACAAAGAAGCCGAGAAAGAAGCAAAACTTGTAGCCGATCTAGAAAAAGAACTAGCTAGAGTAGCTGATATTGAAGGTCGTAGTGTTATTGGGGAGGTAAGAGCTGAGATAACACCTACTCCTAAAGGACCTACTAAACCAGCTCGATCAAAAGAGCTTCGTAAGAAGATAGCAGATTCTAAAGCTAGAATGCGGAAGAAGATAGCTGACTTAGAGAAAGCCCGGAAAGAAATAGAAGATGCTCAGTTAAATTATAGAATATTTAAAGAAATAGAAGACGCTTTACATAAACAATTAGAAGCAGATACATCTAGTCAAATAACAAGAAGCTGGCGTTTCATACAATCACTTAGGCAGCAAGCTCTTATCGATCAGTTACCTTCAGTGTTTGCAGGTATTCCTACTGGTGTTGGTGCCATGTATAAGCAGTTTCTTAGACCTATTACTACCTTTATATACAACGCTGATAACGCTTCGTTACCTATAAGAACACGATTAGCTTTAGCAGACGCAGCAGCTGCTTTTAAAATGCTTACAGATTTGAAGGGTGTTTGGACTGAGATGCGTCGTACTTTTGCTGAAAATGCCTCACCCATAGATAATAGAGCAGGTAAACTGTCGGATGAAATGAGTGTTTCAAAAGCACCTAGAGGTACACATGCGTTAGTAGCTAGAGCATATACATCGGCTAAGAGGCGAGCGGAAGCTATTGAAAATGTATCGAATGCTTTTAATCGTTATATAAAAAATGCAGACTTGTTTTACATAATGTCTATTGGTGTTAGGGGTATACAAACCGTAGACGCTGCTTTTAAAAGACAGCTATATAAAAGTAGGATGTATTCAAGAGCACACAAGGACGCAATTTTAGAGTTCCCTAATGACCCGCAAAAAGCTAAAGCGAGAGCTGATGAAAGGTACAATGCACAGTGGAAAGAAAGTGATGGGTTGTTGGTATTAAAAGAAAAAACAGAATTTGAGGATGAACTTAATCAGATAAAGGAAGAATTGTTATTTGCTGCTGATGGCGACCTAGAAGATATGCCATTCAACCCGCTAGAAGAAATTATAAATTTCACTAAAAAGCTTGTTAACGATGCTGGTCTTACTGGAGCCGTTATAGATGCATTTGCCCCATATATAGGAGTACCGTTTCGCTCTATTTATAGAGGAGGTAAATTAGTAATATCTCCTGCCCAAGTATTAGCACAAGGTAGTTTATCTAAAATACCAGGTCTACGAGGTCAAATTAATCCATTTAGTCGAAAGTATAAAGAGTTAGAATTAAAATTAAGATTTGAATACGACTTACTTAGAAAGTTAGATGACCCAGAAAAGATAAAAGGAGCTAGAGATCGGATTAAAAACTTAACTGAAAGGCGTGATAAAACAGCTGAACGAAGATTGCGTTACAATGAAGAGTTGTTAACTGACGCTATGGTGTCTACTTCTTTGTTTGCAATGGGCGGTATGGCAGCTCTTTACTACGGAGGTACGGGTTCTCTAGAGTGGTTAACACCTGAGCAAAGAAAGAATAATAAGTTAGAATCTTTTAAAATGTTTGATATGGACTACTCTGCTGCGTTGCCTTGGTCGTTTCCTTTAGCTTTATCTGCGGATGTCGCTACTTGGTTGCGTATCAAAATGGAGGAGAGAGAGACAGGTAAAACTATTCTAACTAAGGATCAAACATTAGCTTTTGTTATTGGTGCTTCATTTAAGAAGTTAGCAGAAGCAATGCCATTAGCCCAAGGTATAGAGACCGCACAGGAGATAGCTAAATTTGAAGGAGACATTACTAAAAATGCTGTATCAAGATTGGTTGCTTCTTATGTACCTATACCAGCTCAAGCTAGAAAGATAAACAATACGATAAATCAAGAAGGAATACCAGACCTGCGTGGTGGTTCTTATTGGGATAGAGTGGTATATGCTGTGTTAGGTTCTGGTGTTGGTAATTTAAAAACAGACCGTTTAGGTGAAGATGAACAAAGCACGGCTAATTGGGTGACTCAAAATATTATTAGACAAGCACCTAGAGATGAATTGATTCGTAGCGAATTTGATAAAATAGTAGCAACTGATACTCATAAAAACTTATCAAATAAACCTTCTATGTTAACTGGCGGTATTAAGATGACAGAGTGGGTAGATGAGGACGGGATGACTTTGTCTTATGCTTACGATCAAAAACTTAAAAGAACTAGCATAAAAGTTGAGGAGTTAGGTTTTAAAAAATATACAATAAAACAAGCTGTAGGTGCTTTAATAAAAGATGAAAACTGGATTAAAGAGTACAGTAAAGGATTCCAAGAAGACCCAGAGACTGGTCGATTTATTAACCCAGGTCTTAAGATTTTAAATTCTGTTTTAAGAAAATTTTACAACGAGACTCAAAAGAATTTAATAGAAGATAGTAGGTTCCTAAATAAGTTCATTAATGAAGAAGGTGAATCGTTATACTACTTACTACAAACTAGAGGCACTAAACCAGAACCTGTAGGTCGTCCGTTATCACCGCTCGAAATACTGACGGAATAGCAATAGTGCTTGAACTCCTAACTCAATAGTTAATAATATATTATCATGGCAACAACCTATGTAGACTACACAGCAACAGCAGCTCAGACTGACTTTGCTTTCTCATTTCCTTATCTTGAAGACGAACATGTAACCGTAGAAATAAACGGTGTTGCTACGACTCTCTTCTCTATCGTTACTACTCCGGCTACTAAAGTAGTATTAGACAGTGGTGCAACTGCTGGTGACATCGTCCGAGTACGCAGAAGGAGCCAACGAGGCACTAACCTTGTAGACTTCCAGAATGGTTCAGTACTTACTGAGGCTGAACTAGATAGAGCATATTTACACAACAGATACTTAGCTGAAGAAATCGGTGAATTAAACGATGCTTCTATGCAAGTCGAGGTTGGGGGTACACAGTGGGACGCTAAGGGATTACGAATAAAGAATTTAGGGAGTCCTACAGATACTACAGATGCCTCCACTAAGCTCTATGTAGATAACAAAGTAAACCAAGGATTGTACGGTTCTGATGCTCCGTTGAAGTGGCAATTTGCAGGAACCGCTGGTACTAATACTACATACACTGTGACTGGTGCTGAGATCAGTGGTGATACTGTATACGATGTAAGCATTAACGGTTTAGTACAAGAACCTACTGTTGATTATACGGTCAATCCTGATACAGATACATTAACAATTAATACCACACTTGCAGGTGGAGAGGATATTGTTATCATTCAGCGAGGATTTGGTGCAGCTGTTACAGAGTTTATAGGATCAAATCAAATAAATAACGGTTCTGTCACTACTGCTAAGATCGCTACTGGTGCTGTTACTACCGCTAAGCTCGATGCTGGTGCTGTTACTACCGCTAAGCTCGATGCAGACGCAGTAAACGGTAGTAAGATAGCAGACGATTCTATAGACAGTGAACACTATGTAAATGGTAGTATTGATACTGCACACATAGCTGACGATCAAGTTACCTACCCGAAGATTCAAAATGTAACAACTGCTAATCGAGTTCTTGGATCAACCACCGCAGGTGGAGTTGTTTCGGAAGTTCAAGTACAGACTGCTATGATTGCTGATGGAGCGGTTACCTCAGATAAGATCGCTACATCCGCTCTTCCTAGTTCAGTTCCTAGGGGTACAGTTATTTCTTTTGCAGGTGCAACCGCACCTACTGGTTATCTTGTATGTGATGGTAGTGCATTAAATACCTACACCTACAAAGAGTTACATGAAGTAATATCAAATACCTACGGGGGCACTGCGTTTCAAGATGGTTTAACTAATGTTCAAGGTGTTGGTTATGTATTCAAGCTTCCTGACCTAAGAGGTCGTGTTATTGCAGGTTTAGACAATATGGGTGGTACATCCGCTAATCGTTTGACTAATCCAACTGGCAGTACAATAAATGGAGTAAACGGAGATTTTCTAGGTAACTACGGGGGACACGAAACACACCTCAATACAGCTGCACAATCGGGTCTGCGGAACCACAAGCATACTGTAACTGCTGATAATACTTCTCGAACAGGTGCTGGTGGACCCGATCCTAGAACCGCATTTGTCAGTACTTTAACAGGTAATCCCAATAATGTTCTCACGACCGGGACAGACGCATCCTCCTCCCACAACAATGTTCAGCCGACTCTTATCCTGAACTATCTAATCAAAACCTGATGATCGAATCTCTATCTGGACTTTTGAACACCGCTCTAGCTATTGCCCTTGGAGTTATCGGTTGGATTATTAAACGCATGATCGAACGGTTAGACCTAGGTGAGAAACGGATGACTAAGATAGAGGTAGAGTTAGCTGCTCAGCGGGAACGAGATAGAGCTGTTGAAGCACGGATAGCCAAGGTAGAGGAAGCACTTAAAGAAGTTCACACAAAACTAGATCGTATGATGGAGGTATTAGTAAAGAGATGAAAAGAAAAAAGAAACCAGGACTCTATGATAACATTAATAAGCGTAAGCGTTTAGGTATCAGCCGTAGCAAGAAGAAGTCTACAATTAGTCCTCAAGCCTACTCTAACATGGAAAAAGGTTTCCCTAAGTAAGATGCCGTATAAAAGATATAAGTTAGCTATTAAGAAGAAAAAGAAGAATGGCTGAGAAAAAGAAAGCTATGACAGGTTGTAAGCGTCGTGGTTTAGCTATTAACAAACCTAGACGCATACGCAAAGGCGAACCTGGATACGGTAAGAAGAAGTTTGTTGTCTGTGCTAAGGAAGGCAGTAAGCATCGTATTATTAGATTCGGTGACGCTAAGATGACTATTAAGAAAAGTGATCCAGCCCGTCGTCGTTCTTTCAGAGCAAGACATAAGTGTGACCAAAAGAAGTCAAAGCTCTCAGCTGGTTACTGGTCTTGTAAGAAATGGTAGGGCGTAGATGCTTCGACGAGCAAAACAGACGGTTGATCCGTTATCAGCACAATCACGCACGCTGGCGGTAACTTCTAAAGGAGACTTGGAAACACTAAAGAGTGACTTTCAATCGGATAAAGCAATAAAAGACGGAAAGATACAAACACTAGAGGACGATAAGAACGATAAAGATACACGCATGAACACCGCTGAAACAAAGATAACAACCTTGGAGAACTCTTCTACAGGTATAGTTGACGGTGGTCGTGCGGATGTACAACACTTAGAAGCTACTGATATAAATGGAGGTAGTGCATCGATATGAGTGTAAGAAGAATATTTTTAAGACGGGACACCGCAGCTAATTGGGCAAGTGAGAATCCGGTGTTATCAGAAGGTGAACCAGGCTTTGACACCACCAATCAAATACTAAAGGTAGGCAACGGTACAACTGCGTGGAACTCTCTATCTCAGTTTCAAGGTCCACAAGGACCAACAGGTGCGGACGGTGCTGACGGTGTATCTATACAGACTTACACTAAAGCAAACCTACCACTAGCTGCTACGGCAGGTACTAACGCTTTAGTAACAGATGGTACGATTAGCGGTACACCTACTATGTCTTACTTCTATAACGGTAGTTGGTACAGGACTTTTGATAACTCAGTAATAACTAATCAAACAATCGATCTGTTTATATTAGCGGGTCAGTCGAATGCACATGGTGAAGGAGATGTATCTAGCCTTACATCAGGGCAATCAACACAAGATGGATTGTTCTATACCTCCTGGCATGACAGTACTTCTAACGCTGAGACCACACAAAACTACTCCAACTGGGCAACTTCATTAGTAGCAGGTAGCACAAGAGGAGACAGTAATAACTTAGTAAACTCTCCTTACTTTGGTCCTGAGCTTGGATTTGTTAGTAGAGCAAAAGCAATCAATCTCACCACACAACCTATAGGTATTCTTAAATATGCAGTAGGTGCATCCACCCTTAACGCTGGTACATCTCTTTCTGACTGGGATACCACAGCTACAGGTTCCAGAGAAGGTGACTGTTATCGTGGTTTATTATCTGCACTATCAGACGCTACCACGAAACTAACAAACGCTGGATACTCCTGGAACTTCAAAGGAATGATTTGGTGGCAAGGAGAGAGCGGTGCTTCAGTTAGTGGTCTTAATACATTTATAGCAGCAGTACGAACGGTACTAGGTAATTCATACGGGGTGTCTAATACATCTCAGTTTCCTGTAGTCATAACAAAGATTGGATATGGTACTGACTTAACTCCTGTTGCTAATGCTGATGCATATGTTGGAATTGTAGATTCAGCTACTTACGGACACTCTGCAAGTAACAATCATGTAGGAAAAGCTGGTAATACAGACACTAACAGCAACGGTGTAAACGATATGTTTGACATTGGAGAAGCGTATGCCGATCAGATGCAACTAGCTATATCCGGTTCTACAAACGCAGCTTGGGACCCATCATCTATTACAACTCGTTTGTGGTTGGATATGGACGATCAGACTACCTTCACTTCATCTAGTGGGAATGTTACAGCTATCGCAGACAAGTCAGGTAATAGTTACACCTTTAACGCTGCTAGTGGTAGTACACTTACAGCAGTTAACACTGCACAGAACAACAAAAATATACTTAGGTTTGATAACAACTCAGATGCGACTTCTTACCGAAGCATAGCGTTTAGTTCTACTGCTGTTCATAAATGGTTCTTTGTTGTTAAGGTAACAGCGTCTGATAGTCACGATGCACTTGTTACATTTACTAAGAGTAATCCAACGCTACAGATGATCATGTTTAATCTTAGTGGTAATGGAGTCTTCTCAGGAGATTGGTACATGAACCCAGGTACGCATCTAACAGGCAACTCGACCAACCTATTAAATCAGTGGGTCATGTTGTCTATTGAACTTGATGTACCTAACACTAGAGCTACCGCTTCTTTAAACGCTACCGCTTATAACACCAATGTATCGCAATCAGGTCTATCAACGATGGGTACAGGTAGTGTTAGATTGAACGATTATCAGAACAATGCAGACTCCGACTGGGGTGAGGTAATATTTACAGAAGATGTAACGCAATCTAACTCCGATAAGATCGAGGGTTATCTAGCACACAAGTGGGGATTAACAGCAGACCTACCGTCTTCCCACCCATATAAAACATCAGCACCATAAGATACCATGTTAAGTCACAAAGAAGGAAGTAAACTGCACGACAAGATAGCAGGTGCATATCGTAACAGTATTGATCTGATGGAAGCTGACGGGGAGTACAACGCTGCACTACTTAACGGAGCTAGACAGTTCCTTAAGGATAACAATGTTGTTATGGACTCAGGAATGGGTACACCATTGAATGCTTTGTCAGATCAACTGAAGACTTTACCATTTGAAGAAGAAACACCAAGAGATACCGCCCAAGCTACGGGACTTTAGAAACTTTCTATTCCTGGTTTGGAAACACCTTAATCTACCAGACCCAACAACGCTACAATACGATATCGCTGAGTACCTGCAAAACGGTCCTAAGCGGTCTGTTATCATGGCGTTCCGTGGTGTAGGTAAGTCGTGGATAACAAGTGCTTTTGTAGTACATCAGTTGCTACTGAACCCATCCAAGAACATACTTGTTGTATCAGCATCTAAGAATAGATCAGATGACTTCTCTACTTTTACCCTGCGTATCATTCAAGAGATACCTATACTTAGTCATCTAAAGCCATCAGAGAACCAACGATTCAGTAAGATAGCATTTGATGTAGGACCTGCTCCAGCTTCGCACGCTCCCTCTGTTAAGTCACTTGGTATATCATCCCAGCTAACAGGTTCTCGTGCTGATATAATCGTAGCAGACGATGTAGAGGTAGCTAACAACAGTGCTACGCAAGGAATGAGAGATAAGCTGGATGAACAAGTAAAAGAGTTTGACGCTATCATAAAACCACTAGACTCCTCCCGTATCATCTTTCTTGGTACTCCACAATGTGAGGACAGTATATACAACAAGCTGCGTGAGCGGGGCTACAAGAGCCGTATATGGTCGTCTGAGTATCCTGGTGAGGAAGAAGCTATAAATAACTACGGAGGCGATCTAGCACCCCTTATAGCAGATAACATATCTCCTGAGACTGTTGGTACTTCTACAGAACCTCTACGGTTCACTGACTTAGACCTGGAAGAAAGAAAGATGTCGTACGGTCGGACCGGGTACGCTCTACAGTTCATGCTTAATCCTAAGCTATCGGACGCTGATAGATACCCACTAAAGATTAACGATCTAGTTATAACAGATGTTGATACTGATGTAGCTCCTGAAAAGATCGTGTGGTCTAGTGATCCTGATAACTGTGATAGAGAACTACCTAATGTAGGACTAGCTGGAGATCGATACAGAAGACCTGCTAACACTGTTGGGGATATGATACCGTACAGCGGTTCTGTCCTATCTATTGACCCGTCTGGTCGTGGTAAGGATGAAACTGGGTACGCTGTTGTTAAGATGCTAAACGGTCAACTGTTTGTTCCAGCTGCTGGTGGTATAAAAGGTGGGTACGATGAAAAGACTCTTAAAGAACTGGTAGCTATAGCAAAAGATAACAAAGTTAATAAGGTAGTTATAGAGTCTAACTTTGGTGACGGTATGTTTATGGAGCTGATAAAGCCTCTGTTTAGAACAACCTATCCGGTAACAATAGAAGAAGTAAGACATAACAAACAGAAAGAACTTCGTATAGTAGATACTCTGGAACCAGTCCTCAATAGTCACCGTCTAATCATCGATCCTTCCGTCATCAACGATGACTACAGGTCTGCTCTTAGCTATCCTATTGAACAACAAACCAGGTACATGCTTATGTATCAGTTATCTAGAATAACAAGAGATAGAGGTAGCTTAGTACATGATGACCGTCTTGATGCGTTATCAATAGCTGTTGGTTATTGGACAGCACAGATGGCTGCTGATGTTAACCAATCGATGATTGATAGACAACAAGAACTGTTAGAAGAAGAGTTAACAAAGTTTACTGATAGCTTTCATAAGATTAATAACAAAGTTAGTGCTCAGTTATGGATGTAGCTTTAATAAGTGCTGTTGTAGTTAGTACATTTACAGGTCTATTTATAGACACACCTATCCTTAAAACCTAAGTTAAGAATATCGTTATTAGTCACCGTTCCTAAGTATTTAGCGAAAGAACGAAGTATGAGCTAAATCATCAGCTGTAACTAATCTGTGGTAGCTGTAGCTACTATAAAGTAAGCTTTGTAAAAAGGAAAGCTATAGCAGTAGCAGCTAATACGACTCTAACACACTTGCTTGTATACTTGCTGTGTAAATACTAAGAATCATTTTTAAGTACAGTTTAAGTACTATCTTAATATCAATATTATAAAGTTATGAAACCGTAGGGAGGTTGTAAAGCTTTTATTTCAGAACACGCTTAAACACTAGTCAAAAATCGTACAACAGATTTACCTATCATTCCGTCTCGTAAGAAGATCGCTACGCTCACTTCATCGCACTTGCTCGCTACACTCGACAACTGCTCTATCTTATGTATTATTAATACTAATGAATATCAACGAACAAACAGACACCCTACAGTACGAACTAGCAAAGCTCATATACAGGTTTAAGAAAGAGTACGATCTTAACGACTACACTATAGCAGGATGCCTGGACTTCGCTAAACTGTCGGTGTTGACTGATACTGATGAAGTTATATTCACAATGGAAGAGGATGTTATAGAGGACGACGACGAGCCGTTTGAGCCTAACTTCTAAAAAGTTTCGATAGAAAAATCTGAGAGGCTTACGCTATATACGCGTGCGTTTAATTACCCCCGCATACCCGTAAGATTATTATAGGACAGGGGGTATACTTCGCACTATATATATTATGTCTAATTACTTTTGTTGATTATCAACGACTTATGCAAACAACGGCAAACTTTCGCTGTTTTATCGCTTATTTTTTTTTCCTTATTGCAAGTAAGTTGCATTAACATATCGATCAATCTTGGTTCCGTTATTGCAAGTAGTTTGCATTTGGCTTTGTATGTGTTTTTCTCTTTCGATGTTCCATTCTCAACTTTGTCTCAATTATGAGATTCATTCTCAATAAGCAATTCAAATGAAATCTTATTCTCATAAACTATTCCAAGTTAGCTATTTACAAAACAAATTGATGCGAGATTGATTTTTAGCTTAGTATATTAGAAATTGTGAATAACTTTTTTATTGATTGAATAACAGCACTTTACAGCAAATCATCAAAAATAATTTAAAGTTTTTTTCAAGTTTTGTAAGTAGTACTTATTCAACATCTTACAGCATTCTATGGCTCGCAATACCAGTGTTTAAAGGGGCTTGACAGATATGTTATAAATTCAACTAGCTTTCTAAAGTTAGGAAGTGCGGGCTTCGAGCATTCGAGCAAATTCAATAATGAAACTACTACTATTATGAAAAATACAATTAACTGGGAAATATTTGAAGAGCACCTAGGCAAGCGTGTTGCCGACTGCCAATACCTTTTAAACAAAGCAATTGCTGAGCGGGAAATAAGAAAAGAAATATTAAAGCACAAATCACAAACTGCTTACAAAGTTTTCAAGCAATTCCTCAAAGAAGTGGACAGAGCTCCGATTACTGATGATCAAAGAATTGATGTTATTAAGCAATTCAATGTTAGCGATCATTTATAAACCAATAAACCAAAGAAAACAAAAACTACTATTACTATGAAATCAAAATTATACTCAATCGACTTCAAGACTCTCTACTTTGTACTTAATGATGGGGAAGACCCACAAGATAAAGTTCACGAGCTTCTTTCGAATATGCATTGCCCTGCCCTTGTTGAAGATGTTCTTGAGTCATCAAATGATTATGTAAACATTGTGGACATTGTAAACGAGGACGAAATCAAATCATGAAGATAAAAGAAGCAAATTCCATCACGGGCGGTTTATCTAATCCTTCTAAAATGCCGGGCAAAGCTTATTCAATACCAGCATCTAGATGTAATGTAGGTAGCAAACTTGCGAAGGTAAAAGGCAGTGTTTGTCATGGATGCTATGCATTAAAAGGGATGTATAGATTTGGCAATGTGCAACAAGCATTAGAGAAACGCTATCAATCCTTAGCAGATGTAAGATGGGTCAATTCAATGGCTTTGTTAATATCTAATCAATCAAAGGATTATTTTCGTTGGCATGATTCGGGCGATTTGAAAGATATTTCTCACCTCAGGCAGATTGTAGAGGTTTGCAAACTTACACCTAAAACTAAACATTGGTTACCGACAAGAGAGTACAAGATTGTTGAGGATTATATCGATCAATACGGCTCTTTGCCTGATAACTTAATTGTCAGATTGTCAGCACATAAGGTTGATTTTCCTGCACCCGTCAAACTTGCGAAGCGGTTAGGAGTTCAAACTTCATCCGTTGTGACTTCATCTGACTTCACTTGCCCATCTAGTAAACAAAATAATAAATGTCTTGAATGTCGGGCTTGTTGGGATAAATCAATTGCAAATGTATCTTACTCTAAACACTAAAAATAATAAATCATTAAACTATACTATCAAATGAATAAAGAAACTATCGAATCAGTACGCCATGAAGTCAGAGAGCTTCAAATATGGATTGAACACACTTCCACTTATTACGGACGCTTCCTTGTGCCGATTGCAAAGAGCTTTCAAAGAAAGATAAAAAACAACTCCTTTGACATGACTAAAGCCCCTAAAGCTTACTATGCTGTTTGCTTGTTAGCTTCTAATGATTACAAGGAGCAGTTTGGATATTCATTTACTAAATTTGTCAGAGACTTAGTAGCACAAAACCTAGCTGAAGAATATCACGCTGAAATCTTAGCACAAAACGGGGAGATGTTCACATCATGAAATCTAAACTACTTGACCTCTTAATCATCAACTTAATCTTTGGATCATTTTGGCTATTCGCTTTGATCTACTTTACTTCTTAACCTTACTTACTATCAAAATGAACTATCCAATGAACGAAACACTTAAGCACGAATATAAACTAACAGACAGCGGTGACCCTTGGGGCAATTGTATGCAATGGCTGTTTGCTATCTGTGACTATCTTACCTTTGAAACAGATGAAGGTGTGCCAGACGATTGGCAATTTAGAGCTAGTCCAATGGGTGCAAATGAAGATTGCTTTTGTTATCAGTCCTTAAGGCACTTTGCTTTTGAGCAATTCATTACAAGCAAAGATGTTTTGGAGTTTGGTAAAGTACTTATTCGATTGAGAGATATATTAGAGCATAAAGGCTTATCTTACTAACCTTAATTACCTTACCTGACCATGAATAAAGAACAGAAAACAGCACTTGAATCTCACATATCTAAAATGAAAGATATCATCTTGAATTACGCACTTGAAAACGCAAACATGAGAGACCGCTTAGAAGAACTGGGCGAGTTAAATTCATTGATAGAAGATGGTTCAGTAAAACCATATGAACAAAAGCATTCTGCGAGCGTAGAGAGATAATGCGTTGGAGCGTAGCGACATGAAAATACAACAACCTAGCGACAACTCTATTTATGTTACCATCGGCAATTATATTTACTACTTTGACGATTCTATCGATGGCGAGGTTATCGTTAAGCGATGGCGTACCAATGATGAAGATGGCGATGTAACGGAGGATATTTAAGAGTGAGCGTTACCGAATACTTAACCGACCACAACGGAAACAAAGTTGCTTTCTTTTACTACATCGAAAGCGAGCGTTTTCGTACCTGTCCGCAACTTGTTTGGAAGTGCCGTGACTATCCGACTTTCAATGGTACATGCTCCAGCAAAGCTGAGTTTATAGAATGTGCAAAGCAAGTGTTAAAAGAATTAAAGAAAGTACCTGTCTGCAAAGATTGCGGATTGACTTCTCCTAAAATGGAAGCACAAAGTACCTGTCCACAATGTTTAATAGAAAACAAATAAACAAATAGAAAGAAAACCGAATAATGAACCTACTAAAAGATATTAACCCTGATTTAGACAACGCTAACAATGGTGAACCTACTGAAGACTTACCTACCCGCTTTACAAAAGAACAAATCATAGAGTGGTTAGGTGATCCTGACTGGTCTTACTCTGGAATTGTTGAAACCTTTATGGACTTAGCCAATGGTGACTATACTGTTGAGAACATGAGAAAGGATATTCTTGAAACCGAAGATGACAACTAATCCATCTGATCTTTCCACGCTTGACGATATATCTATCCAGACTTTGATCGATCATTACCTGTCCGTTGCTGAAAAATTAACTGATAATGTAACTGTCCGTGACCGATTGATTGAACTACAAGACGAGTTGTTATCTAGGCAACCGAGTACGATTGAAGGAATGATAAGACAAACAACTAACAACCCAATAAAATAATGAATACTACTACAGAAACTTACATCCTAGCTTATATCTTTAGAGATATAAAAGGTAACCTACAAGATCGTTACATCAATTACGAAACACTAGCAGAAGCACAGGAAGCGTATGACAATCAAATCATTAATGATAATTGTTACTCCTGCAACATCTGCAAAGTAATTAAATCAACCGACTACTAAATAGAACTACTACTACTACTAATGAATAATGAATAATACTATGAACTACTACTTAATAACCGACCACACACAAGACGGATTCAATGAATATACGGATCTTATACCTGTCCGTTCAACTCAACCGAAAGAGAACTGGGGTGATAACTGGAAGAACTATTTCTTATCTTGGCAATTCAGTATTGATTGGATTGACGAGGACAACGGAGAAGCTTGGTCGAATGATCGTATTGTTTCCGTTGATAATGTAACCGAGATTACTAGGGAAGAGTACGAAGTTTTAGGTAAGCACACACACCCATTTATTATTGAAGAGATCATCGCACAAGGTAAGAAAGTATGGGACGAGGATGAATCTTTACAGGAATCTTGGAACACTTACCAACAAGCATGATAACCGAAGGAGAATATATGATAACAACGCTTGGATTTGGATGCTTTATAATTGTTGGGCTTTTAATCTTAGCTTGGATGTATGACGAACTATGAAAGAGATATTACTTGACCCAATAGACATGACCGAGGAACTTATGTTCCACATGTTTAATAATGACATGAACCGAGAGTTGGACGGAAGATGGCTTGACCTTTACCTGTCCCTTCAACTATACAAAGAACACCTTGAAAAATTAGAAGATGAGTAGCTACGACACATGGTTAACCGAACCTTACGAAGATCATTATTATGAAGCAGAAAAAGAAAGACGAGAAAGAGAGTATCATCTGGAGAACATTAGCGTACTTAAAACCGAGGAAGAAGTTGAAGAGTACCTGTTCTACTACAACATCGATGACCCAAGAGAAGAATAAAGGTATCTTCTGGGAAGCTGAAGCTGACATACTGAGAGATGAACTACAAAGAGTATTACGAGACAGAACTAACTGATATTCCGTGGGATACTAAGATCGATCAGAAGGCATTGCATGAGGGATGTCGTCACTTCTGGAGTAACACAGAGATCACTGGATTCAAGCGGGATAAGAACGGTGAGTATGTCCGTGACGAGGACGGTAAGTTAATAGCTTATCGCACGAACAAGCAAAGAATAATGACAAAGGATTGGTTTAATAACCTGTACAATACATGAGTGATACACGAGGACATGTTTGGCGGATGCGTGAGTGGGGACGGACACAGTACCGTAACCGACAAGCCAAGCTACGAGCAGAGGGTGAGTCTAGTAAGACGGAATCTGCGAAGAGAATGCTTAGAGTAATGTCACCTAGATTGGGTAAGAGGGTAGAGGATTTCATGTACACCTTTGGAGGCAACACTGAACACACAACACCGTTGTTTCTTACCTTCATATTAGACATGTGCCCGTATCAGGTAAGCGTGTTAGCCATACAAACATTCCTTGATAACCTCCAGTATAACTTACCTGTTGGTAGGATGGCTTACAAGATAGGTAAAGCATTTGAGAACCAAGCACGGTGGGACAAAGCGTTAGAGACTATGCATCCGAACAAGCTTGACCTGTTAGCACTGGATGATCGGTCGAAAGCTATGAAGTTGAAACAGTTTTATCACTATGAGGAGGAACGGTTTACACTGTGGGATAGTAAATGTAAGACTGCATTAGGTGCGTGGTTACTGGAAGAGATAAGGATAGAGACTGGGTTGTTTGAGATTGGATTTAACACAGGTGGACAGAAGGGACACAAACCGGAACGCATAGTCGTACCAACCGAGCAGTTTAAAGATTGGGTACAACGCTTTGATTCATGGAAGGAGACGACTCGTGTATTTAAGATGGCATTACCTGACCGTCCTGTTGACTGGTACGGTTTGATAGGTGGTGGGTACAGTGTCAAGCACATGCCTCCACAAAAGTTCTTCACTGGTAAACCTGTCGAATGGTTTGAAGACTACGAAAAGAGTTATCACCACGCTATGTGTGCTTGTAATAAGTTACAACAGGTCGAGTGGCAGATCAATACAGACATGTTAGACATCGTGTTGAAGTGTTGGGAGAACGAGCGAGTTGTTGGGAACATTCCTAACTTTGGTACGATACCTGAACAACCTAGATACACCGGTGACTGTCCGCACGAGCTACGAGCTTGGAAATTAAAACAGAAAGATATTAAACAAGCAAACGATGCTAATAATAGTAAGAGGTATCAGACATGTAGGATTCTACACCTAGCTAAGATATATAAAAGCTGGGACAAGATGTACTTTCCGTATCGTTGTGATTACAGGGGCAGGGTTTACGCTTTACCTTACTACTTACATCCACAGGGTACTGACTTAGCTAAGAGTTTGTTAGACTTTCACAACGGTCAGCAAGTGGTAGATGAAGAGGACATGGAAGCGGTACTTGTACACGGTGCGAACATGTGGGGAGTGAAGGGGACACGAGAGGAAAGACTGGAGTGGGTAGAGAAACGCAAAGACTTTATACTTGAAGCTGCGAATGATCCACACGGTACTGATTGGTGGACTGAAGCATCCGATCCGTTCTGTTTCCTGCGGTTTTGTTTAGAGTACAAACAATTTACAGAGGAGGGGTACGGATATGTATCACGCTTACCTGTCCGTCAAGATTGTAGTAACAATGGTATGCAGATATTAAGTCTGTTGTTGAGAGATAAAAATACTGGACGCATGTGCAACCTGGTGGAAGAAGACAAGGCTAATGATATGTACACTGAGTTCAGTGATATGGTGTACGATGAGCTGAAGAAAGACGGTGGTACACTAGCACAAAGCTGGATGAAGTATGGGTTTAGTAGGAAGCTTGCTAAGTTAGCAGTGATGAACAGACCGTACGGTGCTACCCACTATAATTTAGTACAGGATTTATTTAAGAGTATAGGAATTAATCATCCGTGGACTAGTACAGGTGAGATGTTAGCTGCTGTTATCTGGATCAGTAGGATAGTTAACCGATTAGCTAACAAAGTATGTCGTCCTGTTAATAAAGTAATGAACTTTTTAAGAGAGAGTGTACGAGCTTTAGGTTATGACTCAGCTATTACATGGACAACACCGACTGGATTTAAAGTAATACAAAGCTACCGTAAATATAAAAAGATAGATGTAGAGAGTGTGTTTCAAAACCTAAGTGTTACTATTCAAGCAACTGAATTAGCTGATAAGATTGATCCGAAGGGACAAGGCAACGCAGTGACTGCTAACTTTATCCACAGTCTGGACGCATGTATTGTACATCAAGTAGCGAATCAAGTTGACTTTGACTTAGCAACCATACATGACTGCTTTGTGACACACGCTTGTAACGCAAAACAAATACACGGAATTGTCCGAAGAGCTTACACAAAAACATTTAATGTTGATCTCCTGACCGAGTTCCGAATGGAGCAAATCAACATGAACCCGAAAGTAGAACTGCCAACCGTGCCGGAACTTGGAGACTTAGATGTTTCCGCAGTATTGCGTAGCAAGTATCTACTTTCTTAACACACTGATAGATAAATAATGAGTATAAAAGCTAGAACAAAACAACCACAGATACATACACGAGGGATCGCTAGATACCCACACATCACTCAACCTAACACACGGTTTGCAAAGCC